ACTCGAGGCTGGCGTGATTATTGTTGACTACATCAACCAAGTCAAGCGTTCAAATATCCCCTCTCGGGGTGGACAGTACGACTGGACGGAACAGATTGAAGTATCTAAAGCATTGAAGGCTATGGCTCAGGAGTATGAATGTACAGTATTCTCTCCGTATCAAACCGATGCAACTGGCGAAGCCCGGTTTGCAAAAGGTATTCTTGATGCAGCGGACGCAGCTTACGCGCTGGAAACCTACGATCAAGAAGATGCCTGTATTACTTTCAATTGCATGAAAATGCGGGCGGCTAGTATGAAGTCATTCACTTCTACTATGAATTGGGAGTCTCTTAAAATGGGCCCCGACACAGCACTCTCTCCAAAAGAAAGAGAAGCTTCGTCCCATAAAACTGATGAAGATATTGATGACCTCTGATAAAAATAGTTCTTGACTATCCCCGGTGTTTGCTGTATAATATATACTTCAATCATCGGGGATTTTTATTTATGGGAATGTTTTACGGTTCTATAAATCACACTACATCTGGAAGGAAAAAACGTAAGAATGGTATCAAAAAGGGCAAGACGACACTCAGGCCATGTGCAACGGTTGCAAAACAACCGTCGTACGCAGATATTCGCATGGCAGAAGCAAAAAAGTACCCCTCAAGAGACGATGGTACAGTTGGAGCTGCCGCTAGACGAGAGCCACAACAATACACGGGAACACTAGTAAAAGGTATTGGTACTATGCACAAATCAAATGCAGTGCCAGTTATTGATGAAGAACAAATGAAAGACCTAGCGAGGATGAGGCGATGACACTCAGGAACGAACGACTTGCTCCTAAAATCTCGGAGCTATTTGACATTCTGGAATCAGATATGGAAATTGGAGATTACGAGCACGCGGATGTTATTCTTGCTCGGCTCTCCAAGTATTTTCATCTATTTGATGATGAGCACACTGATTACTATCAATACTGCCAAAACGAAGTAGAAACAATATTAGGTGATATAGATGACTGGTATGATGATGGTGATGAGTACCTGTTTGACTTTGACGGGGATGCTCTTGCGTCCGCAGGCTTCGGAGTAGATGAAAACTATTAATGAATGTAGAAGACCTTCTTAAATCAAAAAACATACCATATATACCTAAAGGTAAAGATTTCGTAGTCAGTTGCTTGAATCCAGAGCACCCTGACAGAAATCCTAGTATGCGTATAGACCAAGTAACAGGTATATTCAACTGTTTTTCATGTCAGTACAAAGGTAATCTATTTACTTACTTTGGCGAAAAAGCCAATAAAATGGAAATTAGGCGGCAGCTTTTGAAAAAGAAAATTGATGAAGTACGGTCAGAGAGTATTGGCCTACAAATGCCAGAAAAAGCTATGCCTTATGTAGGAAACTGGAGAAATATTCGTCCAGAAACTTACAAAGATTTTGAAGCATTTATTCACCCTAGCAAAGATTTTGTGGGACGCATTTGTTTTCCAGTACGAGACCGTACCGGACGAATAGTAGCATTTCAAGCACGTTCTACAGGAGATCAACAGCCTAAGTATCTAAACTCTCCTCCAGGAGCTAAGATGCCTCTGTTTCCTGTAGTCGAACCAATACAAGGCCGCATTCTTCTTGTAGAAGGTATTTTTGATGTGCTCAACTTACATGACAAAGGACTCACAAATGCTGTGTGTTGCTTTGGAGTAAAGAATGTAACAGAAGAAAAACTCCAAGTGCTTTCAGTAGCAGGTATTGAAGGTGTGGATGTATTTCTTGATAATGATGAAGCAGGTCAGACAGGATCTGCAAAAGTACGTGAACTATGCGAGAAAGTTGGTCTCGATAGCCGAAATATTGCATTTGGAGATAAAAGTCTGGATGCCGGTGCATTAGTTCAACCTCAAGTAGACAAACTAAAGAGTAAATTATATGCCTAAAGTTGCATTAGTAGAAACTAAACCAAGTAAAACTAATTTTTCCAGGGACTTCAGCTTTGACTTTGATCAGTTTCAGTTGTGTTCCGATCCGACCATTAAAAAAGTATTAAAACGAGACTGTGACATTAATATGAATCCAGACGACTATGACTGGGTTATTCTCGTAGGCTCGGATGCTATGAAGTACTATACCAAACAAAGCTCCGTCACAGAGTTTTCTGGTAAAAAAGTAGATGGCAAATTTTTGCCGGTTATTAACCCTGCTATGCTTGCATTTAAGCCAGAAGCAAAAAAGACCTGGGAATCAAGCGTAGAAAGCATTCACCAATACATTGCTGGACAAATCGAAGATGTAGTGATTGATGATAGCATTGCTTTTGGTATTCAGGATACGGAGAAAGCAAATGAATTTATTCAGGCCGCCATCGAAGCAGAGTGTGGATATGTGGCGCTCGATTCCGAAACAACTGGGCTTTATCCTCGCGACGGTTATATGCTGGGTATTAGTCTTTCCTATAATGGTAAGTGCGGGGCTTACATTGATACTGATTGCTTTGATGATGAAACTGAACGATTATTGCAGGAACTCTTTGACAAAAAGATCGTAGTGTTTCATAACGCCAAGTTTGATATGGCGTTTTTCGAGTATCATTTTCATTTTCGGTTTCCTCGATTTGAGGACACCATGTTGCTCCATTACCTCATAGACGAGAATCCCGGAGGGCATGGTCTAAAGCAATTGACTATGAAGTTCACTCCTTATGGAGACTATGAAAAACCAATGTATGACTGGATCGACCAGTACCGTAAAGAGCACGGTATTTTGAAAGATCAGTTTAGCTGGGGCGATATTCCCTTTGACGTAATGAAAACATATGCGGCTATGGACGCAATGTGCACTTTTCTTCTTTACGAAAAATTTGTAAAAATTAAGCAGAACCCAAAGTTGTTGTGGGTATACGAAAACATTCTGATTCCAGGTACTCGATTCTTGATTGATACCCAAGACAACGGTGTTCCATTTGACCGAAAGCGTTTGCTGTTCGGGCAGGAAGCAATGCAGAACGACATTGATGAAGCCATTCAAGCCTTGTATCAGAATGACAAGATACGGAGGTTTGAAGAAATTAATGGAAAACAGTTTAATCCTAATAGTACTGTTCAACTGCGGAGTCTTCTTTTCGACTATCTGGGCCTCTCTCCGACTGGAAAGAAAACTGGCACGGGCGCAGACTCTACAGATGCGGAAGTCCTCAAGGAGCTTTCACTTCAATCAGATGTACCAAAGCGGATCTTGGATATACGACAAAAATCCAAAATCAAAAATACTTACCTTGATAAAATCATACCACAGTTGGATCGAGATTCTCGGTTACGTACGGGTTTTAACCTGCATGGTACTACTAGCGGTAGGCTTTCTAGCAGTGGTAAATTAAATATGCAACAGCTACCTCGCGATAATCCAACTGTAAAAGGTTGTATTAAAGCAGCTCCAGGGCACAAGATTGTAGCCATGGATTTGACTACCGCTGAGGTGTATGTTGCCGCTGTCCTTGCAAAAGATACTGCACTTATGGACGTGTTTCGTAGTGGGGGTAACTTCCATAGTACAATTGCTCACAAAGTGTTTCGACTTCCTTGTGAAATTGACCAAGTAGCAGACCTATATCCAGATAAACGACAGGCAGCAAAGGCTGTAACGTTCGGCATTATGTATGGAGCTGGTCCTGCAAAAATCAGCGAGCAAGTAACAAAAGATAGCGGAAAATATTTTTCCAAGCAAGAAGCTACAGAAGTTATTAATGACTACTTTGGAGCTTTCCATAAATTGAAGGCGTGGATTGATGATAATCAAAAATTTATTGAACAGAATGGGTTCATTTATTCTTTCTTTGGTAGGAAGCGTAGACTCCCCAACGTTGCAAGTACCGATGCGGGCATCAGGAGTCATAGCGTTCGTTCTGGTCTTAATTTTTTGGTTCAGTCCGCTGCTTCTGATATTAATCTCCTTGGCGCAATAGACATGGGTGAGTATATCAAGGCTAAAAGTATGAAGTCTCGTATTTTTGCTTTGGTTCACGACTCTATTCTCGACGAGGTTCCAGAGGATGAGATTGAACATTATAGCGAGAAGCTGCTTCACTTTGTACAGTTGGATCGAGGTCTGTCTATCCCAGGCGCTCCAGTTGGGTGTGACTTTGAAATCGGAGAAGACTACTCAATGGAAAAATTCACAAAACTGTATGGTGATTCGATATAAAACTATAAACAAAATCCGTTTTCCTGTCTATGTCATGCCTTCGGGTAATTGGCATAGGCAGGACGGTCTCTTGTTTCTTGATGGCGTAATCATTGATGATAAGAATATGTCTGGAGACACTCTCGGCATTCGTAGAATGCAAACTCCTCATAAGTCTCTTCATCCACTAAAGTATCAGATTGATAACTTTAGAGGATTAATTAAATCAAAAAACAAGTACTTCATAGATACAAATGGATTTCCTTTTATCTATGAAAAGACTGAGTTTTGTAAGTTAAAGTATTACAAAATTAAGTCAGTAAAACAAAAGGATGTTGCTTCTATACTTTGGTTACAGGGTGTTAAAAATCCTTTTGTTATACCTCGCCCTCCTGCACCAGAATTACGGTACGCAGGAGTTTTACACTACGGCGAACTGCCGTGGGTTTTATATGAGTATTCCGAAGAACCTAAAAAGGACACTCGAAGAAAAGTATAAATTATATGGGTAAACGATCAAAAACGTTACAGGGTGCAAACTTAGATTTGCAAGAAATTGAACCTCTCACTAAGAACCAGCTACGTGCGTTTGAAAGCGACAAAAATATGGTTCTGCATGGAGTGGCAGGAACAGGTAAAACTTTTATCGGATGCTATTTTGCATTTGATGATATGATTAAAGGTTACTACGATAAATTAGTATTAATTCGTAGTGCAGTTCCTACTCGAGATATTGGATTTCTTCCAGGTACCGAGAAAGAAAAAGCCTCCGTATACGAAGAGCCTTACAGAGATATTTGTGTAGAGCTGTTTCAACGTGGAGACGCGTATCAAATCCTAAAAACAAAAGGATTAGTACATTTTATGACTACTTCATTTATTCGTGGCGTCACTCTTCGAAATGCTACGGTTATTGTAGATGAATGTCAAAATATGTCTTTTCACGAGTTGGACAGCATTATTACTCGTGTAGGCGAGGGGTGTAGGGTTATTTTTTGTGGAGACTTTCGTCAAGCAGACCTACAGAAAAATGGTATTCGAGATTTTATTCGTGTTTTAAAAGCTACCGGCTTATTCGATATTGTTGATTTTGAAATTAATGATATTGTTCGTAGTAACTTTGTAAAACGATATATTATTGCCAAAGACCAACTGGGGTTATAATGAAAGCAGTTCTTAGTAATCGAATTTTTATGGAGTGTACACCGGAGTACCGAAAGGTATTGTCGGACGAATTGACATATAAAATACCTCCTCAAAATCCGAATGATCCTCCTCAGATTATTAAGAACCTGCAACGGGTGCGCGAAAACTTGGTATCAATACCAATCGGACGAACGGATCTAATACCCGACGGCTATGAAATAGTCGAAAAAAGAATGGACATTCCTGCTGACTTTCCGAAGTTTAAGTTTGAACTGCGGCAAAGTCAGCAGGATGTTTATGATGCTTTAAATGATAACTGTATAATAAATGCATGGGTAAGTTGGGGTAAAACCTTTACGGGACTTGCCATTGCAGGAAAACTCGGACAAAAAACACTTGTGGTTACCCACACAGTTCCTTTGCGTAATCAGTGGGCAAAGGAAGTAGAGAAAGTTTATGGAATTAAACCCGGTATTATCGGCAGCGGTAGTTTTGATACCGACGCTCCTATTTGTATTGGGAATACCCAAACTCTTTATAGAAACATTGAAAAAATTCGCAAAGAGTTTGGCACGATTATTTTAGATGAAATGCACCACGTTTCATCGCCAACATTTGCTAAAATTATTGACACTAGCTATGCTCGCTATAAAATCGGGTTATCTGGTACAATCGAGCGGAAAGATGGAAAACACGTCGTCTTCAGGGACTACTTCAGTCCGAACATCTTCAAGCCGCCCAAGGAAAATTTCCTTACGCCGACAATCCATATCTATAGATCAGAGGTACGATTCCCCGACGGGGCAAACATACCCTGGGCAAAGCGAGTTAACACAATTGCAAATAACGATGAGTATCGGCACTCAGTAGCTATGTTAGCGGCGGCATATGCAGCACGGGGCCACAAGGTGTTGGTGGTGTCCGATCGAGTACATTTCTTGAAAAGCTGCGCCGAACTGACTGGTGAAAAATCTGTATGTGTTACGGGTGAGGTCGCACATGAAGACAGAGAAAAACTCGTGTCTGAAATACTACATGGAGACAAAAATGTTCTTTACGGAACTCAAGCAATCTTCAGTGAAGGAATCTCTGTAAACACTTTAAGTTGTTTAATATTAGCAACTCCAATTAATAACGAACCATTACTGACACAGCTTATTGGGCGAGTTATTCGTAAGCAAGAAGACAAACGAGATCCGGTTGTCATTGATATACACCTCAAAGGTAAAACGGCCCAGAGACAAGCATCCAACAGAATGGGGTATTACATGAAGCAAGGCTACGAGATCAAACAGCTTTGAACATAGAAAAATACTTCTTGACATTTACTTCAAATGAGAGTATAATATGTTGTTATATAATTGGAATAAGATATTTGATACCGCAGAGGGCAGTGCTCTCGTGATTTTTATTATCTTTAAAATGCTTGTAACAAAGGCGATTCCGGAAAATAAGTATGACAGAATTTATAAGTTTAGCAATAGTGATTTTTCTGGCAAATCCTTTTTGGTCCATCCAGATGTACTATTGTACAACTCTTATAAACACAGCTATCGCGAAATAGCCCAGTATCTCGCTTTAGCTGCAATGCGTCCATATGTGGACTATTTAACAACTGGGGAACTTACACTGGATATGCTTCTTTGTGATGTAAATCCAGAATTTTTTCAAGATAACAGTCTACTTCATGTAGAGGATGGTAAAATTCATTTTCTGTATGAAGAAGTCCAACAGGAGACTATACACTAATGGCACTATCATTTAACAAAGCCGCTGGCGGCGCTAAAAAATCCTCTATCTCTTCTTACCAATACCGTGACGGTGATAATGAAGTCCGACTCGTCGGAGACGTTCTCGCTCGGTATGTATACTGGCTCGAAGGTAAAAATGGCAAGCAAATTCCTTTTGAATGCCTTTCTTTTGACCGCAATGAAGAGCGGTTCAACAACAAAGAAAAAGACTGGGTTCGTGAGTTTTACCCCGATCTAAAGTGTGGCTGGAGCTACGCAATGCAGTGCATCGACAATGGTGAAGTAAAAATCATCAATCTCAAAAAGAAGCTATTCGAAGCTATCTTGACTGCAGCAGAAGATCTAGGTGATCCTACTGATCCCGAAGCAGGTTGGGACGTTAAGTTCAAGCGTGTAAAGACTGGTCCTCTTCCCTATAATGTAGAGTATCAGCTTCAGGTCCTCAAGTGCAAGCAGCGTGCTCTCAGTGAGTCCGAAATGGAAGCAATTGCAGACTTGAAATCTATGGACGATGTTATGCCTCGTCCAACTCCAGACGCTCAAAAGGCTCTTCTCGATGAAATTCGTGAAGATGCAGCGGGCGAAATTGATGAATCTTTGGAAGATGAGTTCAAGATCGGATGATTTTATTCACGGCAGACTGGCACATTAAGCTAGGACAAAAGAACGTACCTCGTGAGTGGGCTACAAATCGCTATGAAATGTTTTTTGAGCAAGTACATACGCTTGAAAAAGAGTGCAATATGCACGTCATTGGAGGTGATTTATTTGACCGTCTGCCGAATATGGAAGAATTGGAACTGTACTTTCAGTTTGTATCGAAAGTACAGATTCCGACTCTGATTTATGACGGTAATCACGAAGCTACAAAGAAAAACAAAACATTCTTCACACAACTGAAGAAAGTAACAAAAGATATAAATCCATTAGTCAAAGTAGTTGATATGTCATACTACGATAATGACTTTGGTTTTGGAGTACTGCCGTATGCAGACCTTCACCGTAAAAATTCTATTGAACTGTTTGATACGAGCAAGCCTCTATTCACTCATGTTCGAGGAGAGATTCCTCCACACGTCAAGCCAGAGGTGGACTTAGACAGATTCGAGGACTTTCCCGTAGTTTTTGCAGGTGATCTTCACGCACACAGTAATACTCAACGCAACATTGTATATCCAGGCAGCCCTATGACAACTTCGTTTCATCGAAATGAGGTCAGTACCGGCTACCTCTTAATAAACCCACATGATTGGTCATGGAGGTGGGATCCTTTCGAATTACCACAGTTACTTCGTAAAACAGTATCAGATCCAAGTGAAATGATACCTACGGACTACCATCATACAATCTATGAAGTTGAAGGAGATATGCAAGATTTGGCAAACGTCAAGAACAGTGAACTTCTTGATAAGAAAGTAGTAAAACGTAGTAATGAAGCTACTTTAATTATGGACAAAGATATGTCCATTCAAGATGAACTTATTGAGTATTTAACATATATACTTGATATCTCTGACGATAAAATATCAGAAATTGTAGGTACATTTAATGATTACGCTTCAAAAATTGAAATGGAGTAATTGCTTTAGTTATGGGCCTGACAATGAGTTAGATTTAAGTAAAAATACTGTAACGCAACTTGTTGGTACTAACGGGATGGGGAAGTCCTCCATCCCGTTAATTATAGAAGAGGCACTATATAACAAGAACTCCAAAGGAATTAAAAAAGCCGATATACCAAACCGATATGTAAATCAAGGCTATCATATTCACCTTGAGTTCACAAAAGAAGATGTTCAGTACGAAGTCATCATTGACCGTAAAGCTAGTATTAAAATTAAACTACTAGAAAACGGCGAAGACATTAGCTCTCACACAGCCACTAACACGTACAAAACTTTGCAAGATGTTATTGGAATTGACTTTAAAACATTTTCACAGTTGGTATATCAAAATACAAACAGCAGTTTGCAGTTTCTTACTGCTACTGATACAAACCGCAAGAAGTTTTTAATTGACTTATTGCATTTAGAGCATTATGTAAACTTATTTGAGTTGTTTAAAGAAGAATCTAGGAAGGCTTCTTTAAATTTAAACACCATTGAATCAAAGATAGCAACAATTGAAAAATGGTTGTCAAATAATAAATTGAGTGATACATCCATACTGCCACTGTCAGAAATTTCAATTGACACGGAAGATGACGAAAAAGAACTCGCTACACTTACGATTGAAATTGAAAATATTTCCGAGAAAAATAAAAAAATTTCTCAGAATAATACTTATAGAGATATGCTCGCCAAGATTGATATCGAAAGCGCGCAAAGTTGTAAAGTGACTGAAATACAGTCCTATGATACTTTACAAGAAGAAGTAGGAAAGTTATCACAAGCCGTAGCGGGGTCAAAACGACTTTTAGACAAGCTAAAGGGTCTTGGGGATCATTGCCCTACTTGTGAGCAGTCTGTAGATGCAGATTTTATTGAGTCTCTTCTTGCTTTAGAGACTTCTAAAATTATGCAAGCAAAGGAACAACAGGATGAAATTAGCACAAGAATATCAGAAATTAAACGAGACAATGCAGAGTTTCAAGCTGCGAGAAAAACTCAGCGTGATTGGGAAGAGTTGTTTAGAAGCATTGATAGTAGTCTTCCGACACAGCCGATGGATCCTGTGGAGCTTAAAAGTCGGGCTGAAGGAATTTCAGCACGAATATCGAGCGCAAAGGAGAGATTACTCGCTGTGGGAAGAGAAAACGAAGCAATAACCAAGCGAAACACCAGAATCCAAGTAATTCTGGAACAAACCGAAAACTTTGAGCAAGAGCTGTTTGAATTACAAGAGCTTTTTGATCTTGAAGCAAAACTTTCGAACAATCTGGATTTATTGAAAAAAGCATTTAGTACAAACGGACTACTTGCTTACAAGATAGAAAATCTTGTTAAAGACTTGGAAGAGTTAACAAATCACTATCTTGCAGAACTTTCAGATGGCCGTTTTACTTTGGAGTTTGTAGTATCAAATGATAAACTTAATGTACAAATTACTGATAATGGTAATATTGTTGATATTTTGGCTTTATCTTCTGGGGAACTCGCAAGGGTAAATACTGCTACTCTTATCGCCATTCGTAAATTGATGAGTAGTATATCGAAGTCTAGAATTAACATTCTATTCCTAGATGAAGTCATCAATGTATTAGACGAAACAGGGCGAGAAAAATTAGTAGAAGTTCTATTAGGGGAAGACTTAAACACTTATGTGGTAAGTCATGGGTGGACTCACCCTCTACTTGATAAAGTAGAAGTTGTAAAGTCAGGAAATATTAGTAAACTGGAGCACTAAATGAAAAAGATGATCGCAGATAGTCTTATGAGCTATCTACAAGGCAAAGTCCGGTATCACCAAGCTAATGTAAGAATTTATTTAGAAAGCCCTGTAGGAATCGGAGAACACCCCGATATTCTTGCAGCAATTGAAGAAGAGCTTGCAAAAGCAGCAGAATACCAAGAAAAATTAGATCAACTCGGAGAGGTGTTGATGGGTGGTTGATAGTAGAGCGAAGGGAGCTCGCGGAGAGTATTTAGTAAGAGATATGCTTCGATCAGCAACTGGTTTACAGTTTGAAAGAGTGCCCGCTTCGGGTGCTCTTGAATACTTAAAAGGGGATTTATATGTTCCTCATGCTAAAAATAAGTATTGTATCGAAGTAAAAAATTATGAAAGTTCACCGTTGAGTGATAAAATTTTTACAGCACCAAGAACAAACAATTTAATTAAGTGGTGGAAAAAAGTAGTACAACAAGCAGAAGGCGGCAACCAGGAGCCTTTGTTGTTTTTCAAATATAATCGGTCAACTGTATTTGTTGTAACTGCTGACGAGCCACTTTCATTCGGAAGCCAGTATATTTATATTAACTGGTTAACTTGCTACGTTATGGTAGCAGCAGACTGGCTTGAAGAAGAAAAACCGGAGTTTATTGAAAATGGCTTTTAATTTCACTGACAAAATGGTCAATGATGAAGCAAACTCCACTCTAGTCGTGGATGCATTAAATCTGGCGTTTCGCTGGAAGCATCAAGGCCGTACAGATTTTCGATATGACTATCAAAGTACGGTAGAAAGCTTAGCAAGATCGTATGATTGCAAACGAATTATTATTTGTGCGGACTGGGGATCATCTTCGTATCGTAAAGGAATCTCACCTGATTATAAGCAAAATCGCAAAGACAAATTTGCAGAACAATCAGAGGAAGAAAGGATCGCGTTTGAAGAGTTCTTTGAAGAATTCGAAGCGTCCCTTGATCTCCTTAAAGAAGACTATCCGGTCCTTCGGTATAAAGGCGTAGAGGCTGACGATATTGCAGCGCATTTAGTAAAATACCGAAATAAATATGACCTAGAGTACGTTTGGTTAATCTCGAGTGACCGTGACTGGGATCTGTTAATACAAGAAAATGTTGGTAGATTCTCTTATGTTACTCGAAAAGAAGTAAGATTGGATAACTGGAAAGAACACTATGATGTTCCTCCGGAAATGTATATTTCAATGAAGTGCTTAACTGGAGATAAAGGTGATAATGTGCCCGGTATTCCAGGTATTGGCCCGAAGCGTGCCGTCCAGCTCATCGAGCAATTTGGCAGTGCTTTGGACATCTATGAAGCACTACCAATTGAAAGCAGATACAAATACATTCAAGAATTAAATGCAAACGGTGAGCAGTTACTCGTGAATTACGAGTTAATGGACCTAATGACATTTTGTGATGATGCAATAGGTCAAGACAATATTATTGATATTGAGCGAGTAATAAATGAATATAGAAATTGATTTACGACGAGATCGCTATCTCTCTGAGTTTAGTATTAAAACTCTACAGGATAGATATTTGGTGGAGGGTGAAACGTCCCCACAGCACGCATTTGCTCGAGCAGCAAAAGCATTTGCAGACAATGAGGCACACGCACAGAGGCTTTATGATTACGCGAGTAAATTATGGTTTATGTTTAGCACGCCTATCCTCAGCAATGGAGGCACTAAAAGAGGTCTGCCTATTAGTTGTTTTCTCAACTATGTTGATGATAGCCGATTGGGTATCACCAGCCACTATACAGAAAATGCTTTCCTTTCTTCTGTTGGCGGCGGTGTTGGTGGTTTTTGGGGCGACGTTCGGTCCGTGGGTTCTAAAACCTCTAACGGATCTGAGTCTACTGGAGTCATCCCTTTTGTCAAGGTGGTAGATGCTGAAATGTTGGCATTCTCTCAGGGTGTTACCCGCCGGGGAAGCTACGCGGCATATCTGCCGATGAGTCATCCCGAAATTGAGGAGTTTTTAGATGTTCGAAAGCCCACTGGAGGCGATATTAACAGGAAGTCTACTAATCTACATCATGGCGTGGTTATTTCAGATGAGTTCATGGAACTTATCGAAGGAGCCACTAAACATGAAGGATTTGATGATAGTTGGCCTCTCATTGATCCTCATTCTGGAGTTGTTGTAAAGACTATATCTGCCAAAACTCTTTGGGTGAAGCTGATTCAGAATCGAGTCGAGACAGGCGAACCTTACATTATGTTTGGTGATACCGTACAGGAAGGCTTGCCTGACTGCCAAAAAGATTTAGGACTACAGGTTCATCAATCGAATCTTTGTAGTGAAATTACACTGCCAACAAATGAAGAGCGTACAGCAGTGTGTTGTCTATCAAGTGTAAATTTAGAGGAGTTTGACGAATGGAGCAATGTTCCTGAGTTTGTTCCCGATCTTATACGAATGCTTGATAATGTAATTACTTACTTTATTGCACACGCTCCGAATGAATTGGAGAAGGCACGATACAGTGCAGAAAGGGAGAGGTCAATTGGCTTGGGGGCAATGGGGTTTCACGCCTATTTACAACGGCACAACATTCCGTTTGAATCGGCAATGGCGAAAGGACGTAATATGTCTATGTTCTGGCATATTAAGTCGCTCGCGACAACTGCTAGTCAACAGCTTGCATTGGAGCGTGGAGAAGCGCCTGATGCACAAGGTACGGGTATGCGTAACTGTCATTTGTTGGCTGTTGCTCCAAACGCTTCATCTAGTATTATCTGTGGCAACACTAGTCCTAGTATCGAGCCTTACCGTGCTAACGCATACACACAGAAAACTAAAAGTGGTACCTCTCTACAAAAGAACGAATATCTCGAAGATTTGCTCCGAGATTTAGGCATGGATACAGATGAAGTTTGGAAAAGCATTGTTACAAACGGAGGTTCGGTAGCACATCTTGACTTTCTTGATGACTGGACAAAAGATGTATTCAAAACCGCAGTAGAAATTGACCAGCGCTGGGTAATTGATATGGCGTCAGATCGACAAAAGCAAATTTGCCAGAGTCAGTCTCTCAATGTATTTTTCCCTGCAAATGTGTCAAAAATGGAACTTCACGCCATTCATATGCAGGCGTGGAAACAAAAAGTAAAAACTCTGTATTACTTACGAAGCGAAGCGTACAAGCGAGCTGAAAAAGTATCAGACGAGGCGCTACGACAACAAATATTTGAGTCTCTTGACGAAAATGCTTGTTTAGCGTGTGAGGGTTAAGATGAACGTAGAAATTTATGGAGCAGAC